AGAATGGAGAGATAAATTAAGAAAGAAAAATCCCGGATGGAATGAGGTATTAGAAAAAACAAGAAAATCTATTCCTCATAATCGTAGAAATGATCCGAATCTAGTCCAAAAACTATAATGCCAAGAAAAAAGAGAACCTCCGATCAACCGATTGGGGTTGGTTTGACCGCGAAACAATTTAAAAGAAAAAAACCTTTAAATGCTGATTATTTAATTGATGTAGATCCATTAACTGATAATCAGAAAAAATTGTTTGAATCCTACAAACACAAACATGTTGTTGCTTATGGTGCTGCGGGTACAGGAAAGACCTTTATAACGCTCTACAACGCTTTGGTAGATGTTCTTGATGAAACGTCACCTTATGAGAGAATCTATCTTGTAAGGTCTCTAGTTGCCTGTAGAGAGATAGGATTTCTTCCCGGAGACCATGAAGATAAAGCTGATATATATCAAATACCATACAAAAATATGGTAAAATATATGTTCCAGATGCCATCAGATGCGGACTTTGAAATGCTCTATGGTAATCTCAAGGCTCAGGAAACAATTAAGTTCTGGAGCACCTCATTTTTGAGGGGAACAACACTTGATAATTGTATTGTCATAGTCGATGAGTTTCAAAACTTGAATTTTCACGAATTAGATAGTATAATAACAAGAGTTGGTGAAAATAGTAAAATTTGTTTCTGTGGTGACGCATCTCAGACAGATTTACAAAAGACCAATGAAAAAAATGGAATTATTGATTTCCTAAAGATAGTTCGGACAATGCCATCATTTGATATTATTGAATTTGGTATTGATGATATAGTTCGATCCGGACTTGTCAAAGAATATATTATGGCAAAAATGCAGTTAGGTATGTAATGTTTAATCATGTAGAACTTGATCTTCCAAAACTTTCGAGAGAAACAATTGATGGAGTTCGTTACTATTCTGTACCTGATGAGGAGGAATTACTCAAATTAGTTTCAATCACATCAGTTACAAGTCATTTTAATAAAGAAATCTTTGTTAATTGGCGAAAGAGAGTTGGTGACGAAAAAGCAGATAAAATTACAAAAGCTGCAACAACTCGCGGTACAGACTATCATACACTTACAGAGTATTATCTGAAGAATGATAATTTACCAGAGGTGAAACCTATCTCCGAGTTCTTATTTAAGATTTCTAAATCCACACTCGGTAAGATAGATAATATTCACTCATTAGAAGGTTCACTCTATAGCAAACAACTTGGTATAGCAGGGACAGTTGACTGTATCGCAGAGTATAACGGAGAGTTATCAATAATTGATTTTAAGACCGCAGCAAAACCAAAACCTAGAGACTGGATTGAACATTATTTCGTTCAGGCAATGGCATATGGTTGTATGCTATATGAACTGACGGGTATATCTGTTAAAAAATTAGTAATTATCATGTCATGTGAAAATGGAGAATGTATCGTCTATGAAGAATACGACAAAGGAAAGTACATCAAACTACTCGGAGAATATATTAGAAAGTTTGTTCAAGATAAACTGGAGCTCTATGGAACCCAATAAAGAACTTGAGAAGGCCATTGAGAAGAAGTTTCTGACACCTCAGAAGTTTGCTATCGAAATTGAAAAAATAGTTGCGGAAGAAAAAATCAATTACATTGATGCAATCTGCCACTATTGCGAAAGTAACAGTCTTGAGATAGAATCAGTAACGAAACTCATTTCCAAATCACTCAAGGAAAGACTAAAGTGGGACGCAACTCGTCTTAACTTTATGAAAAAAACAACTCGTGCTAGACTACCTTTATAATGCAAGTATCTAAATCTGAATTAATCCATCATCGACTACAAGCAATGCTTCGAGTACACTCATTTAGCGATCTTAAGTATCTTGGTGTAAGACCAGATAGTATTGGTATCGATCAACATTGGTATATGATAGGTGACAATGAAGTTCCTGTCGATGCAATACAAGAATTAGAAAGTGAGGATGATGATGAAAGTGACACCCTTTGAAACTTACCAAACATATCTTTCTATCAAAAATCATTTTTCCAGCCCAAGGTATGATTACTTTAAGTATGGAGGAAGATCAAGAGCAAAGATAACTGCTTTCAACAAGAGAAAAGATAAGTATTGGTTTGAGAAGACATCAAGAAAATATTCTGATGATGAAATTGTCAATTTTTTATTGGCAAACTTTGTTACCACAGATAATCCAAAAAATTTGTGGATAGGAGAGATAATCAATTCTGGTGAAAGAACCTATTCTGATTGGATGAGAAGACAACAAAGTATGTCTTATATTTTTAGGGAGCAATCTAATGAATTGCTTGGTAATGATAGTTTAGATAAGATATTAGAGTGTAAGAGAGGACATCCAGTAATATTGAAGAGGTTTTTAGGTGGTGATATAAGTTTAGAGACGTTTGTAATATTTGATATTATTTTTGCATTTTCGGAAAAGTTTGATAAAAAATTAAAAGACCCAGTATGGGAAACCGTCAGTCTTAAAATTAAGAAGTATAAACCTTTCCTAAATATAAATGTGTTCCAATTTAAAAAAATCTTAAGGGAAATTATTAATGAGTGAATTTTTTGATTCTGATATAGTCAAAGAAGGACTAGAGGATATTCACGGACTACAAGCCGAGATATATCAAAAAGCCTTCAAGTTTGGCACTATGAGTCGTCAAGACAAACTCGAACATATTGATAAACTTACAAGTCTTTTAGAAAAACAAAAACTGATGTATACTCGCATTAGTTTATCTAAAGATCCAGAGGCAATTGAGTTAAAGGAGCACTTAGAACAATCAGTACAACTTCTTGGTTTTCCAGAAGGAACTGATATGTCATTATTATTCTCTGGAATGTCAAACACAATTGACAATCTTAAGACACAGCTTGACTCTTAAGAACTTATCTGATATAATCCAATTATCCAACGTATCCAATTTATCCGAGGTATCCAAATGTCTTTTAAAGACCTAAAAAAACAATCTAAACTTGGCTCACTTACTGCAAAGTTAGTAAAAGAAGTTGAGAAGATGAACAACACGGGCGGTAACGCTGATGACCGTATCTGGAAGTTAGATGTAGACAAAGGAGGTAACGGTTATGCTGTTATCAGATTTCTACCTGCACCCGAAGGTGAAGATTTACCATTTGTAAAACTATATTCTCACGCATTCCAAGGACCTGGTGGTTGGTTCATTGAGAACTCACTCACAACACTTGGACAGAAAGACCCAGTTTCTGAGTATAATTCATTACTCTGGAACAATGGTACTGACGCTGGAAAAGAGACAGCGAGAAAGCAAAAGCGTAAGTTAACTTACGTTAGCAACGTTTATGTTGTAAAAGATCCTGCTAATCCTGAGAATGAAGGTAAAGTATTTCTATACAAGTATGGAAAGAAAATCTTTGACAAACTTACTGCAGCAATGCAACCTGAGTTTGAAGATGAGGAAGCAATCGATCCATTCGATTTCTGGCAAGGTGCTAACTTCAAGTTAAAGGCAAAGAATGTTGCAGGATACAGAAACTATGATAGTTCTGAATTTGCAGCACAAAGTCCTCTACTTGATGACGATGATGCAATGGAATCACTCTGGAAAAAACAGTTCTCACTTGCTGAGATTGTTGCACCAGACCAGTTCAAGACATATGATGAGTTAAAGACTCGTCTAGATTATGTTCTTGGAAATAAGAAGTCCGCTGCACCACAGTTTGAAGAAGAGGATATTGATCGTGGAGAAGCAGAAGAGTTAGTAACTGCTGCTGTATCAAAACCAACTCCTGCAGTAGCAGAAGAGGAGGATGACGCACTATCATACTTTGCGAAACTCGCAGAAGAATAATTACACGGGGGGTCAAACGACCCCCTTTTTTATGGATTGACTACGTTTGTATTTTCAGTTCCTGCTATGTTTGGTGATAAGTAACTTGAACTCTTATCATATCTTACTATGTCTCTCAAATCATTTATGAATAATTGTACGTAAGCAGGAGCTAATACATTTATTTCCCTTTTCTCCTCATTTAATACATATTCATATTGAAGATTAGTTACTGCTTGGGCAATATTATCAGTTAGAACTGTAAACTCATCTTTATCATCGAGTTGCCTATTACCTGTAAGTGACTTTAAAGTATATCTAGTTGAACTAGGAAATTTGTTTATAGTTCCATCAATTTTAAAATCTACATCAACGATTAAATCTGGTGGCACGATTTGTCTATTTTGATCGTCCACTATCTCTAGAGTTTGATAATACTTTATCTCATTCATTTTTTCTTCACTACCATATTTCTGCAATGCAAAATCATAAACCTGATAATCTTGTAATGGCCACTCATCAATTATATTTGTAATACCTGCAACTAAAACAACAATATAATCGAGTGATGAGTCACCATACATTTCCTCTGCAACTGTGTCTGGTCGATCACCATCTCCTATCGTGAACTTATCTAACAATGAAACATTATTCTCTAAAAAATCAAATAATTTTGTCCTACGAAAAATATTTTTTATTAAAAGATAATCTCTTGAAGAATTTTTATGTGAAAGTGGTGACTGATACGCAATATCAGGAAGTTCTCTAAAATATCCCATTAGAATCCAACTCCATCTGATTCACCCATACCATCATAGTCTTCAGAGTAGATAGGATTGAGTTCTTTGAATGTCATATTTAATCTTATACTTACAGGTGAACCATCTCCATAACTTGCATATGTTCCAGCGTTCGTATAATTAACACTCATTCCTGTCAAAGCACACAT